AATGGCAACGCATGGATTCCACTGACAGCTCAGTATGCACAGAGTTATAAGTTTACGGATGCTTAGATTTGCTCACGAGGGTCTAGGATTTAGTATTACCCTAGACCTAGTGAGCAATGAGCTATTTTGTAGCCTTTGATCACAATTTATTCATAATGGATAATCAAGTTAAAGGAAAACATCGAAATTGGATTTTTACTCTTAACAACTATACAGATGCAGATATTGCAGCTATAGTATTATGGGTCTGTCGTTATCTTATTTTCGGAAGAGAATCAGCACCAACAACAGGCACAAAACACCTACAAGGATATGTGTCATTTGAAGATCAAAAGACACTATCAGTACTGAAGAAGAAGTTTCATGGGAAGGCTTCGTTTCGGCCGGCGCGTGGGTCACCTGAAGAGAACAAGGTATATTGTTCGAAGGAGGATCCCGATTTCTTCGAAAAAGGCACCCCACCAGTGTGGGACCCAGTCGCAAAAGGCACCTTAGAAAAGGATAGATGGGCAGAGGCATTTCAGGCTGTTAAGAGAAAGGCCTATGATGAAGTTCCTATGGATCTTTTGTGCACCAAACTGAAATGCATTGAATATGCAGTTCAGCGTGTAACGGCTTCCAAGTGGGATCTGTCAACGATCCCCGGAGGTAAGCCGCACAAATGGATATACGGACACCCCGGATGTGGAAAGAGTCGGAGTGTCCGCGAACAGTACCCCGACGCGTATGTCAAGGATCCGAGAACCCCGTGGTGGGACGGATACAATGGTGAAGAAGTGGTCATTATTGACGACTATGATAAATACCAAGTTGACCAATCGGGCGACATGAAGCGATGGCTGGACCTGTATGCTGTGCGGGTTCAGGTAAAGGGTGGTTATATGTTAATCCGCCCACGCTTGATCATTGTTACGTCCCAGTATACTATGGAGGAGTGTTTCGAGAAGGATCCAAAGACGCTTGAAGCCATGAAGCGTCGTTGTGAGATTACCCATATCGTTTACGACCTATACCCCTCTTCTCGCGTAGTGAGCGGAGCGGTAGCGGAGCGCGCCCCCCTGCCGGCTAACACTTCCCTGCCAAATATAGAAGTGCGGACCCCGGACCCCGCCGGAGCGGAGCGACATGCGGGAGGGGCCGCGGAGGAGCGAAGCGACGACAACCACAACCCCCGCGGTTCTCCTGGTAGACTAGAATTTGTGCTAGCTGCCGGTTGGTAATTTATTTCATAATTAATTATCATGGCATATAAGAAGTTTAAGAGAACATTTAAGAGAAAGTCTTCTAGAAGGCCTCTTCGGAAGGCTTTTAAGAAGTCTCCCAAGGTACAGTCTATCAAAAGGATGATTCAGACTCAGATTGCGCGAAATACCGAGACTAAGATTGAGGAGATGATCAACATCGATCGTAGTATCTACAGTACCTCAAGCGCCAATTTCCCAGACAACGTCATTACGTTAGGCCCTAGTGGTGACTTGCAGGTCACACAGGGCGTGACTCAAGGTGAGCGTATCGGCAACAAGATCACGACCAAATCTCTGTGGTTGAGAGGAACGATCTGCCCTAAGACGTATGATGCTACGACCAATCCTTTTCCCATTCCACAGGTGGTGAAGATTGTCATTTTCTATGACAAGACAGACCCCACTACACTTCCGTCTGTAGGAACGAATTTCTTCCAGAACGGATCTGCGAATGCCGGATTCCAGAACGATCTGGTGGATATGTGGCGGCCCATCAATACGGAGCGATACCACATCTGCTGTTCACGGACGTTGAAGATTGGACATGCAATCAACCAAGGCAGTGGCTCTTTACCTGCGTGGTCGCAGTATAGCAACAACGATTTCCAGATGGCCGGGAATTTCAAGATCAACCTGACGAAGTACTATCCCAAGAAGGTGGTGTTCGACGAGAATAGCACTACGCCAACGACACGGCAGCTCTTCTGTCTGTTCTACTGCGCGGCAGGATCCGGACAGCAGAATGGCAACGCATGGATTCCACTGACAGCTCAGTATGCACAGAGTTATAAGTTTACGGATGCTTAGATTTGCTCACGAGGGTCTAGGATTTAGTATTACCCTAGACCTAGTGAGCAATGAG